TCACTATATAATTTCTTAAAATAAGGCGGATACATATCAATATCAACACCTGACTCTAAAAACCATCCCATATTAAAAGCAAATAAAAATCCATATTCAGATTTTCCAGTAATCATGGTATAATCAATTGAGTTTGGAAGTTCCTGCAAAACAATCTTGTCGCCACCTTCAATTCCTCTAGGGCAACCAAAATAAGCATCGTTTCGCAACATTTCTTGAACTACAGTTGCAAACTCTTGTTTATAATTAAACCGAGTCAAAAAATCTTTTACAATTTTTAAATCTTTTTTATATTTCGCAGATTTATATTGTTTGCCTTCTGCGTCTGAAGAATAAGTAATATCAAAGGCTAAAAGATTTCCGAGATAAGACAATAACTTTTTATAAATCTGAGATTGAATCTCAAAATCTTGACTAAATTCCTGCAAACTCTTTTCATTATCTTTTGGAGCCTTTAATGATGCGGTTAATGTCGCTTCAGTTGCTTGAGTAGGATTTAATGTAATATCCTTAAATGCCTGATTCAATAATGATGGCGTTAGTATTCCATTAAAATAATTACTATTAAAAACTGTCGCAGCATAAGCTACATCCAATACATCCGTAACCTCTTTCGGAGAAAGTAAGATTTCGTCATCATTTTCTTCTTTCTTAATTTTTTTTTCTGTCAAAATTACCTCCTCACCATTAAAAGAACTGAACCAAAGATGTCATTAAATCTAATTCATCTTCGCTCGTTTCTTCTGTCAATAAATTTTTATCAAATTCTGTAGTTATAATCCAATCCGCATAACTTACAGATGAGTAACGGTCTTTGTAAGCACCTGATTTTTCTTCTAATTTAATCATTCCGCCAACAAGCTTCATATCTAGGTTTACACATTCTCCAATAAGCAATCCTGTTTGAACATAAGGATTTATAAAAAATGCATAATTAGAGGAATCATTTCCCGACATATCAAATTCTTTTAATTCTTTTTGTAAATAAGGTTCTGCATCAGTGTCAGTAAATAAAAATTTCCACATGTTTTTTTGAAGAGAAGTTCTAAAAGCAGATGCAATTTCACTGTTCAATCGCTGACTAGCAGAAATTGGAAAAATAACTGGGAACGCATCAATACCTCTAGTATGATTATTAAATAAATCTTCTCGAACTTCTTTTTTTACAGATTGAAACTCTTCGTTAACCACTGTAAGAGGAGGAAATGAAATATCTCTTTTTTTAGAAATAGTTTCTTCACTTAATGAGTCAAAAACGCCGATGCCACTTCCCATAAGATCAAGTACGATATAGTTGGCTTCAAAATCATAGAACAATTCTTTGATTCTTTCTGCTTGAACACCCACATGTTGTCCAGGATGACTTTCCATATAAGATAAATGTCTTTTATAACCCTTTTTAGTGGGAATCATTTGTATGCATGAAATAATTGAGTTATCGTTCGCTTTGTTTGCACGAGTGGCAACATCAACACTGATTATTCTAATTTCTCCAATAGCTTTAGGAATCTGATACGGATTCTTTTTTGAATTATAAGTTTCATCCCTTTGAGGATAAAAAGCCATTTTCAAATTTCTCTTAAATAGAGAAAACTTAAAATATGCCTTTCCACTTGTCCCACTAGGAAGATTTCGATATTCCATATCAATATTGATACGATCCATGTTCGCAGTTTCATTCTTAATCATTGCTTTTGTTTTGATGTTATGATACACTGTTGTAATATAATCAAAAGCTAAGAATGTCGCAGTAGGATCACCCTTTGCAACTCTAGCAATACATTTCGTTACACCCTCAAACCATGACTCTGATTTATACCAAGAAGAAGTAATATAACTTATTCTACCTTCTTCATTAAGTCTCTTATCGTTCATATATTCTGGCTTACTTTTATATGGGGGTGTTCTAACCTCCAAAAAAGGAATAATAACCTGATCTAAAATATCTTTAGGAACAAGTCTTGCCTCTTCAACAACAATATAATTTGCTCGATTCAATTTGTTATCCATAAGGCTTTTTATCCCTATGTTCTAACGGTTTACATTCCCGCTAGATCGGCATATCTTTTCACCCTTATATAAAGGGGTCGCGGACTCTTGGCACTTATAAAATAAGTGGTGTTTAAAAACACAAAGATTATATTCTAATAAATTAAATGTTTTAAAATTATTAGGTTCACTTTCTATGCTCTGCACGTGTTCAAAATATTATTATTGAACTTCCGTTCTGATTAGCTTCTCAGCCTTCCAGGTTTTTTCCGCAATTCTTAATGTATGTTACCACACATAGAGGCAATCGTTATTTCACCTCGACTATTATCATTGCTTGCAACAACTTTGAGCGTAGATCCATTATGAAACAAAACACCATAAGAATTTTCTGTAGATGTAAATTTCAAAATTTCTCTATCAACATTAGAATGTTCTTTCATTAGCGTATCTATTTTTTCAGACACAATCAATCCAGCTTGTTTCAAAGTTTTTGCACAAACAACTATTTTTATTCCAGGATATAAAACTGCTAAAGTTAAAGACCAAACAGCAATAATCCACGTTTTTGCAGTACCACGAGCAGCAACAAAATAAGCCAACTCACTTCTCTGCAAAGCCCATATCATCAATATCTGATAGGGATGCAAGTGGATTCCGAAATAATCTTCAATAAATTTATGCGGATTTCTTCTAAAAAAAGTCATCCACCTTATAAATCTTTCTCTACGTTTCCCTTTTATTTCTTTTGCTAAAACCATATCTCTAGGTTTTATAAATGAATTTCGAGATTCTAAATTTTTAGTTTCTTGATTTTTATATGGTCTTGGTGAGGTAGACATAATTACTCCTCCTCAAAAAGACCATCATCAACATCATCAAGCTTTGGAAAATCTCTCGATCCTGTAATCCAGTTTTTAATTGATCTTCCAATATTCATGTTGTAATAATCGCCAATTCCGAACCAATCCTTATATAAATCTCTATCTTTATAATGATCAGCAGGATCTTCTGTTTCAACCATTTTTGCAAATACACCCCATGTTTCAAGATGTTTTCCTGAATTAGCTGTTTTTGTATTAGAAGGATCAATTCCAGCCATTTTCATAAGTTTTGTAAGATCGGTTAATAATGACGAATCAGATTGCCCTTTTACTCTTGCTTTTCTAATTTCTAATGTTTTTATACAGACATTTTTAAATAACAATAATTGTTGCTTCGTATCACAAACATTTGACATTTGATATTCAGAAAGCTCTCTTTCAAGAAAAACATAATCATCAGGAATAAGATTTGGATTTCCTCCCCAAAAATACATTAGTTCCGCCTCTGTTTTTCCGTTTGGTTGAAGTTTTTCTCTTACTTCTGGAGTAATTTCTTCAAACGTAAAATCTTCTGCCATATCTCTATTTGTTAGACTTGTTTTTTGAGATTTTAAAAGTTTTGTTTTATATATACCAAATGGATTCGATACTGTTTTTCCATTTCCTTCCATTGTTGCAACATGTCTTTTAGCAGAATCTACAGCACCCTCATTATATTGAATATTCAATATTTTACACATTCTGTAAATAGTTCTTGATATATCTGTATCAGTAGAATAAAAATTATGATACATGTCAGCAATACACTCACTACAAATAGACATGTGTCCATTGCTATCTAGAAAGTGATCTGCCGCTTTATAAAACTTTCCTTCTGATAAGCTTCTCATGCATTTTCTGCAATAAATTTTTGTCTTTTCCTCTTTTGCGCTCGTGCGTTTGCTCGAAGGCATTTTTTCACCTCTCTAACCCTACAAAATATTTTTTATTTATCAATCTCAAAGTAATTATCAGTCTTGTAATAACTCAGCCAATCGAGCTGTTTCAGAACGCTCAACCGATTTCAAATGCACACATCCGTATAGTGGATTCCCAGACAGCCTAGAATTCAATCTAACCAATCCTGAATCTTTTTCAAAGACAACCCTATCTACTTGTCTTTGATCTCCTAAAAACAATATAATCGAGTTTTTACCAACACGAGAAACTAACAATGCCACATGAGCGCTTGTCAAATTTTCACTCTCGTCCACGATCAAAATACTGTTATCAAAATTGCGACCTCTTGCAAAACCAAGATGTAGCAATTCTATTTTTTCATCTGCAATCATTCTATTTAATGCCAACTTACTTCCAAGAATATCTGCGGCTGGCATAGCATAAGGCAAAAGCTTTTCATTAATTCCAGAAGGCAAAGCACCCAAAGGGCTTGAATTCTTTACTTCCACGTTATTTCTCACTAGCACAATCTTCTGATATTTAGAATGACTCCCACCCTTATATATTTTCGATAAAGCAAAGGCCATAGCACAATAATTTTTTCCCGACCCTGCCACACCTTTTATTTCCTTGATTTTTATATCATCATTTGCCAATAAATCAAACAATGCTTGTTGCTCATCATTTATTGGCTTAACAATCTTTCCGCCAAGTCTTTGACCTGGATAATTTGAATACTTAAGAGGCGAGAATTTTTCGCCATCCCATCTAAACTTATCTACAACTTTCCCATCATTATTCTTTATAAAAACATATTGATTTATTAATAAACCAATTACATTTCTGTTTTCATAAACTCCAGCCATTTCTTCATCACTTAAATCTTTTTCATAAATTCCATTATAAGTAGCTTCAGATATGATAGACCTCCTTAATGTCAAAAAGGGCAACCAATGGCTGCCCTCTTAATAAAGTACGCATCTATATTTACTATCTATACTGTTTCTTTAGGGGAGAAAATTTGAAAAATTGCATTTAGACTAATTCCAAGAATTGCAGCAAAAACAATTGCAGGAATACCATTAGGGAAAAATACGGGAACACTAAATGGGAATAAACCATTTGGAAGCGCCATATTACCACCAATACCAATAATCATAATTACTGCACCAATAGCTAGATTCTTAGGATCAAACAAATTTACTTTTTCAGATTGAATCAGAGCGAGACCCTGCATACCAATTACGCCGAACAAATAAATCATAAGTCCACCAGTAACGGCAGTTGGAATAGAATAAATTACTCCAGCTAATTTGCCAAAGAACGATAAAATAATCGCAATAACTCCAGCCGTCATCAAAACAGGAATAGAATAATTGCGAGTAATTGCCATCAAAGAATTATTTTCTCCATAATTCGTTCCCGCGCAACCACCGAGAATACCATTGACAATATCGTTGCAACCATCCGCAATCAGATTTACGCCAATTAAATTTTTAATTTTAAGTTCACCACGACCCATTTCTTTAGCTAATTCATCAATGTAAAGACTCATCTGATATAAGTGAGCAGTAGATTCTGGAATTGTAGCAATTGCTATTAAAGCAATACTCAAACCAAGACCCCAAGCTTCACCATTACCAAAAGCAGGAAAAGTTATATTCGGAAGTGCAATCCAGTTAGCACCTATAATTGTAGTATAATCAATGATGCCAAAAGCAGCAGCAGCAACATAACCTACAAGAGCACCAAATAAAATCGGAAGCATCCCCAGCAATCCTTTACCCCGCAGAAATACAGAGAATAAAATTGTAGCAAACATTGTAATAAAAGCAATACCCCAATTACTGCCAGCATCATTGAGAGCTGCGCCCGCCAGAGCGATACCAATAGTAATCGCCATGGAACCTGTTACAATTGGAGGTAGTGCACGATCAAGAACCCGTTTTCCTAATTTCTGAACAATAAACCCAATAATAATATTTAGCACGCCTGTTAGAATAATTCCAACCTGTACAATACGGACAACATCAGGACAATAATTTAGATCACTACAATTGACACCTAAACGGGCAATAGCACTCATGACTACTGCTAAATAAGAAAAACTAGATCCATAATACATAGGAATACGACGCTTAGTAACCAATAATGCAATAATTGTCCCAATACCAGAAGCTAATAGGGTAGCGCCGACATCAAACTTTGTTAGAATAGCAACTAAAACTGTGGCAGGAAACATAGTGAGAACCTGTTGAAGACCTAAACTCAATGTTGCTCCAATAGGCGGTTTATCTTGAGGAAGATAACCAATAACTTTCGTTTTTTTCTCTTTGACTGACATTTTTTATAATCTCTCCTATTTTTATTTAAAATAAAAAGCGGCTTCAACCATGAAACCGCTCTTAATACCGCACGCTATTCTAATAAGATTTAAACTTTTACAAGCAATGATTTTTTCTTATATTTATCAAACAAATTTTCTTTTCCTCTAGAAATACATTGGCAATTTTGACATCGAATACTATGCCATTTTCCAGCAGAAGTGTAATAAAACCCCTCTTCTTTCAGATCTTCGCTCCCACAAACAGGACAAATTGGAGTATTGATTTCATTATAAAGAGCAATGTTGAAACCACGAACATAAGGACGAAGTTTATAAAATAATTCTTCTGTTGCAGAAATATCGCCTTCATTATATTCTAACATTGTATCTAAAGATTCAGAATCCCCATCGCTACAACCACTCCATAATGGAAAACCCTCATTTTCTATCTTGTTTCTAATTCCCAATTTCTTATTTAGATAAGCTAATTTATTGCTTGAGAATTTAAAATTCTGTCTAGCAACTGTCAGAGTATCAACCACTTTATATTTTAATGGCGGAAAACCGCATTCTAAAAACGCAGAATTGATAATTTTTTCATCAAATCCTCTGTAGTTATGTCCAATAACTACATCACATTCTGAAAGAAAATCCCAACATGACTTTACAATTCTTTTTATATCTCGACTTTTTGCTTCTTTAGGCGTGAGAATGTCCGAATACATTTTTGATTCATTCAAAAACTTTCCAGCCCAACTCAGCAGACAAACATCCGTAATTATTTGATTAATACCAATGTTCTGATCATAAAGTCTAAATGTATAAACTATAGCTGGAAGAGTTTCAAAATCTACAACTCCAACTCTGGGATTATCTTGTTGTTCTTCAATAATCATTCTATTTCTAGAATTCTTTCCTGGAATATGTCGTTTTTTTCTTTCATCCTTGAAGCTCCATCGCAAATGTTCGCCATCTTTATATCCAAAAATCTTAGAAAGCGAACTCCACGTTTCCCCAAGCTTAAAGTTCGACTTGTAATGCTTGTAACATTCTTCAAAAGTTGATTGATTCAATTTGATCTCCTTCAACTACATTCTTGTTTTTTTAGCATAAAATGCCAATTTTATAGTGTTTTTTATAATATTTTATTCAGTTTTATCTTCCTTAAACATCTTCAGCAACGCTCTAGACGCACTAAAAACAATTCTTTTTGAGCCTTTGACAATTATTTCTTTCTTTTCAACTGCATTATATCCTCGGTGTTCCGCAACATCTGTTACAGAAACATCGAAAAATCCTGAAAGTTTAAGTATATCTTCGTTCTTAATAATTTCTTTAATATAGGCTTCAATGGTATCCCACATAATTTTAGTATCGCCCTGCGTGAATCTCGCTCTTTTCGCAATGGTCTTAATAAACTCTTCTTTCCGAATAATTTTTCTCTCTTCCTCTTTCATAGCATCCTCTCTTATTTTTACAAATGTCTAATTGTTTATGTGTATATATGTAGTCACCTATTATAAACAACATGAACTGTGGACATTTTTAGTAAAAAGCTCGAATAACTATGTTTTAAATACCTTTATTTCATAATAATTCATTATAAATAATTGAAACAATAATATTTTTTATAAATTAACTCAATTTTTATCATCTTTTCTTATCTTCCTTTTGCTTTTTGCCCAAGTTTCTCTTCTAAAATCTTCATAGCACTTATCACAAAAATTGTGTCTTTTAGATTTTTTAATCACTTCTTCTCCACATCTTTCACAAAAAAACGGATAAAAACTTATTATTTCATTCATATTTGTTACTTTTATAGCTTCTGGAGAATTTTCGTCTACAAAATTAATTTTAAAAGATGAAAAATATGTTGTGTCTATCAGCCCGCGACTATCAACATCGTATAAAAGATTTGTAAAATCTTTCTTTTTTATTCTTACTTTTGCAATATTTTTAAGCGTTGGAATATCTGTATCTGTATAAAAACCATTATTATTTTCTGTTTTCTTTTTACGTTTTATCTTATTGTCAGTATATTTTAAATGTTTTGCAATAACCAACATCACAAAAATAATCTTTTGTTCATCATAATCATGAATACTTTTTATATTTTCAAGTTCTGATCTTGTTACAATTATATCAACCGGTACTCTAAGAGAATATCTGTCCGCATAATTAATTGCCCATCCTATCTTATTCCAAGATAAAATTTCATTGAAATCAGGATTATATTTTTTACAAAAATCAACTAAATCTTTACGAATCTGATTTTTATTTTTTCCAAGATATTTAAAGTATTTTGCCAATGTGGATAAATCCTTGAAATTCATAAAAGAAGTAAATCCATTTTCAAGCAATTCCTCCGCGTGTCTCTTCTCGTAAAATATCATAGATGTCTTCTTTCACCTCAATTTTGCTTCTTTTATACCTGCTTCCAAGATATTCTATATTTCCGCTATCATCTAAAAACGGAACTTCAACATCTTTTTCAATGTTTTTTATAATATTTTTAACGATTCCTTCTCCAAAAACAGACCAAGCAAATACTTTATTATCCTTGGGATGCATTTCGTAACAAATATTTACTGCCAATGATGCAAGTTCACAAATATCAGAACTAATGGAAAAAGCACTAATTCTAACTGATTTATTATATTGATCTATCGTTTTATACCTAGATTCACCACTTTCATCCTTTATTTCAAAGAAATTACGCTTATTATTCTTATACTTCTTATATAAATTGTATAATTGTTTTAATTTTTCTTTATCAAATTCAGTTGAACCATCCTTTAGAGAATTCACCAAGTCTTCACTATGTTCCGCTTTTGTTTGATATCGAATATGCTTAATACTCTTCTGCATATATTTAAAAATGTTGTTAACTTCGCAATCTGTACTCAAAAACGGACTATAATAGTTAAATTTTCTAACACATTCAATTTGTTTTTCACTCATTTTTGATTCATCAATTAAAAGAAGTTCTTCTAGCTCCATACAAAATTTCGCCCTACAAAAAAGATCATAATTTGCAACGTGCTTTCGATAATCTCTAGCGTAATTAGTATATAATTCAGTCATAAAAATAGGTCTTTTATCAATCAGAATCGAGTTATTGAACCTGGCACGAATTACCTCATCTTCAAAAGTCTTGTCTTTCAAACCTTGCCACTGCGTCCAATGTTTAGGCATCGGTTTTACAACCAATCCCTTTGTTCCATCAATAATTACGCCCTGTTCTTTTCTACATTGCTTGAGTCGTCGAATAATCTCTCTATATTCCGCAGACTCTTTGTCATATTTTGGAAGCATTGCATACATTGTTGTGGAACAATTAGTCAAAAAACCAACTTTTGTATTAAATCCTTTAGAATCGTGCAAATAAAGCTCTTTTTCTACTATCTTCATTTTTGGAGCTTTGTTAGTATCATAAAAAATTGGTAAACCACCATAAACACCATCAATTACATTTTTATCATTCGTAAGACAAACTATGTCTCCATCAAAATCGCCGCCAGCGAGAATAGCCATATCCATTCCATGAATATTGAAAATCACACAATTATCCAGATATTTATACCAATCTCGCTTTTTTTGACCATCTTTTAGAGTTAAAACGTCCACTTCTGAGCGCCAGGTAAGCGGTGCTCTCATTGCAGCAATTTTAGATTCTTTTTTGTCTAGCCAGGTGCGATTATAATATTCATCTCGTTCCAACAACCCTTTTATCGGCAAATCGAAAATATATTCCAAAAAAGCGTAAGGGTCTGACACCATAAAAGTGTAAAAACCATCGATAATGAGCCTTCCAATGTAAGAATCCTTCATTTTTCTAGCTAAACTATTAGAAATATGACGTTTTACATACGGATCTGCAATCAAATTCTTGTTCAAAACAACTGCTTTTGCTACATTATCGCTGACTTTATCCAGTACATCTGCATCATATTTACTGGTCAAATGTTCTCCAAGAAGATACAAAGTCGTGTAGTCTAAATCGCCAGAGAGGATATTATGGAAGTAATCGACTGTTTTCTGACAAATCCCTTCAATTCTATCTTTATCAAGATTCAAAGCTTGCAAAAACTGGTAATTCATGTAAGCGTGCTTCTTTTCGTGCTTTGGAGCATAACGACTAACCCACCAACCCAAGTCATTCTCTTTACAATTCGCATTGTATTGAACTTGGCTATCAAAAGCATCTGCCAATTTGAACTGAGATTTTGTCAAGATAATATCCATATCTCGGATATTCGTGTCTTTTCCGTAAATATCTTTGATAATATGTTTCCCAATCATGTCAGAAAACTCTACAAAATCAATAACTGCCACTAAACCCTTGACAAAATTACTTCTGATAATAAAAGCAGATGGAATGTAATCTAATTCTAACTCATCCGCCCACTCTTGTGCTTTTCTAGGAGAAATAACTCCCTGACCATCAAAGATATTGAAAACCAGGTCTTTATCGCATTCTTCTATTATATCATCCCCATTTTCTTGTTCAATCACAAATTCTACGTGTTCATTTCTTTCGATTTCTAAATCTGGAACTACACAGAAATATGGCTTTGAAACTTCTAGGGAAGTAGAAGCACTCAAAGCAAAATAGGCGTTAAATTTAGAAGGATTTATCTCAATATCGTTTCGATTGTTGTTCAATAGCTTTTTCAGCGGTTTATCATACTCGGAATCGATCAGCCAGACGGTATTTCGTCTTGCCATTCCTGCACCACACAAAAGCCGTACATATTTTTTATTATTAACGAACAAACCTCTTTTTATAATTTCGTTATAGCTTTTTATATTCTTGACAACTACAGATATAATTTCTGGAATAAAAAGGAATCTATCCA